GTGGACGGTAAACAAGCACATAATACATGTGGTATCAAAAGACACACGTTTTAAAGTAGAGGAGTTAACAACAAGTTAATCAAATGTTTAAGCATCTTATCTGGTGCTTAATCTTGGATTAACTTTAACCAAAAACGAATTAGGGAGAAATAAAATGACTATAGAATTTGACGAAGGTGAAAGAACTTGGGCTAGAAATAATGATCAGGCAGAGAGAGATTCTGATATAGCCCATCAGCAAGAGCAAGATGAAAATAAGAAGTTCTTTGTTGAGTGGGTTGAAGGTTACGGTGACGCCCCAAGTTCACTCTTGTCACTGCACGACATCAAAACCAATGATGAGTTTGACGGAAATCTATTACGTGATAGTAATGTACTTGATGACCTTGAGTTCTCAAAGAAGGAAGTTGTGACTTACAATGACCCATCTGGTGAAGTTAAGTTCACAAGGATTGTGTCTTATCCTTTGCATAAAATTAATTCTATAGGAGTTTAATTATGGATACACATGCACATACTTCGGCATCTGAGAGAGGTGCAACAGATGCCTACTACGGAAGGAGGCCAGAGCCACATTACTATTCTGGTTACGCATACCAGTCAGATAGAGTGGAGCGAGACAAAATGACAAAAGGTCAAATTGAGGCGTACCTGACGGCCTACAACGGTCAGGATGATGAAAAGGATTGGGGTTAATATGGCTGATTATTCTGCTCCAGAGGAGATAAAATATAAAGGTGATAATTCTTTTATTAAATTTAAAGGCTCTGAAAAAACTGGAAATATTTTAAGTAAAGATGTTGGTGGGATGAGTCTTGTTGCAAAAATTGTAAACAGCAATAAAATAATCCCAATACGTCACATTATAATAAAAGATATTGGCAATATAACTTTAGTTTCAATGTGGGTTCGTACAGATAGCTTTGAAGTTATAGAGGATGAAAAGTAAATTAATTAAATAGAATTTCCCTGAGAGAAAGAGCCTCACTGCGGTGGGGCTTTTTTTTTGCGTAAATATGTGTATATTAAAAAAATAACAGCTTACCACTGAAAAAGAGGTTAAACATGGCAAGAGCTAAAAATTTAGTCGGAAGACCAAAATTTGAGATCAATGAGGAAATTCTAAATAAGACTGAAAGCCTTATGGCAAAGGGCTTAACGAAGGAACAGTGTGCTGGAATGCTAGGTGTTTCAGTGTCAACCTTCATGCTTTATCAGGCAGAAAATTCGGAATTTTCGGAAGCTATAAAAAAAGGACAGGCCAGTGGCATTGATCAGGTCACTAATGCACTCTTTGAAAATGCCACTGTAGGAAAAGATAACGTAGCCATTATCTTCTGGCTTAAGAACCGTGGAGGTGGGTCATGGGTTGATAAGCAGGAGGTGCAGTCAACTATAGAGCAGAGGCACGTCATAGATTTAACAAGGATACCAGATGACCAACTTGAATCAATTGAAGCATCATTTAGCAGGATTAACCCTGGAGCAAGTGAGAGCGGAGAAGTACCGCAGATCATTGAGGGAGTTCACGAAGGCTAGTTGGCCTAGTATCGAGCCAGCCCAGCCATTCATAAACAACTGGCACATTGACGCAATCTCTGACCACCTCCAGGCAGTTGTCGAGGGTGACATCAAGAGATTAATCATTAATGTACCGCCAAGACACATGAAGTCTATCTCAGTTGCCGTGGCACTGCCAGCTTGGACTTGGGCAAAGCAACCAGACAAGAAATTCCTTTACGCCTCCTACGCAAGCTCCCTGTCGATCAGGGATAGCGTTAAATGTCGCAGGTTGCTCGACAGTAAGTGGTATCAGGATCACTTTGCTGATGCCTTTGACCTAACGTCAGATCAAAACCAAAAGCAACGCTTTGAGAATAATAAGAGTGGTGCTAGGATTGCCACGTCAGTTGACGGTGCGTTAACTGGTGAGGGTGGCGATATAATTATTATTGATGATCCACACAACGTCAGGGAAAGTGAATCTTCGCTTGTCAGGCAAGGTGTACTGGACTGGTGGGATCAGGCCATGCAAACTAGACTGAACGACCCCAAGACTGGTGCATTTATTATAATTATGCAGCGTGTACACGAAAATGACTTGACAGGCCATATTTTAGCTAACGAGCTGGGTGATGAGTACGACCACCTGATGTTGCCAGCTAGATATGAAGTTGGGCATCCTACGCCAATGAGGTCATCTCTAGGCTTTACAGATCCACGTATAATTGAGGGTGACCTCCTGTGGCCTGACCGTGTTGATGAGAAAACACTAAGTAACTTAGAGAGGTCACTTGGCAGCTACGCAAGTGCTGGTCAGCTACAGCAGAGACCTGCACCAAAGGGTGGCGGTATTCTAAAGGCGTCTTGGTGGGTTCCCTGGGAGAAACAAGACTTACCAAACAATATTGAGTATGTGCTGCAATCGTGGGACACTGCATTCAGCACAAAAGAATCCGCTGACTATTCTGCCAGAACAACGTGGGGTGTATTTAAACACGAGGGATTAATGAGCTTGATTGTCTTGGAGATGTGGTACGACAGGGTCAGCTACCCTGACTTAAGACGTATTGCCCAGGAGGCTTACGAGGATTGGGAACCTGACGCAGTTCTGATAGAGAAGAAGGCTTCAGGCCAATCCCTGCTGCAAGACTTGCGTATGGCTGGCATACCAGTTCTTGAATATTCCCCTGATCGAGATAAGCAAGCCAGAGCGCACGCAAGTTCCGCATTGCTAGAAGATGGCAGAATATTCTTTCCTTCAGATAGAAAGTGGGCTAAGGATTTAATAGATATATGTGCAGCCTTCCCAGCAGGTGGTAATAACGATATTGTTGACACATGCACACAGGCTTGGTTAAGGTTGAGAAAAGGTTGGTTTGTAACGCACTCCAACGATTACGAAGACGACGAATACCCAGAGCAAAGAAGGATGACAATGTATGGCTAGGTCACCAACGGTTCCTACAGAATTAGCACCATTCGCAGAGGGAACGCCCCTCGATGATTTACAAGTCGAGGACATTGGGAATGACGAAGTTCTTATTGGCGACCCAGACCTTGATATAACCGCAGAGAAAGATAGTGAGTTTGATTCAAACTTAGCTGAGGTTATTGAGGATAATGAATTGGCTCGAAAGGGTCAGACACTTATTTCATATTACGAGAACGACAGAGAGTCTCGATCTGAGTGGGAAGAGCGTTACAAGAATGGCTTAAAGACGCTAGATCCTGACGGTGGCATGGATGAATCAGAAGATGAACGTGCGGTGCGCGGTTTATCTACAGTTGTACATCCAATGATAGCGGAAGCTGCAACCCAGTTTAATGCCAAGGCAATTGTTGAGCTATACCCAAGTGGCGGTCCTGTTAAGACGGTTATTGTTGGTGATCCCAATGAGGAACTTGAGGAACAGGCACGACGTGTTCGGGAATTTATGAATTACCAGATTACGCAAGAGATGCCAGAATACTTCCCTGACTTAGATCAGATGTTATTTCAGTTGCCACTGGTTGGTCAGACTTTCAAGAAAGTTTGGTGGGATACAAATATGGACAGGCAATGTTCCCAGTTTGTCAAGGCAGAAGATTTCATTGTCGCCCCAGAGAGTAAAGATTTATATACCTCACCTCGATACACGCAAGTTATTAGAATGCCGAAGAACGACTACAATCGGTACGTCCAATCTGGCTATTACCTACCTGCTGAGTATCAGGGAGGAGATCCCGATCCATCAGGCGATATAATTGGTGAGATCGAGGGCGTAGATCAGTTTGGCGATGACGCGCAAGATAAGATGATGACATTGCTTGAGATGCACGTCTACGATACCTTTGATGGCGTGAATGATAATGATGAGGACGAGGACAGCGACACAGTTGTCGGATTGCCTTACGTTGTCACGATTGACTATGACAGCAATGAAATTGTTAGCATAAGACGTAACTGGCGTGAAGATGACGAGCGTAAACTTAGACGTGACTGGTTTGTGTCTTACAAGTTTCTACCTGGCCTTGGTTTTTATGGCTTTGGTTTATTCCACTTAATCGGTGGACTGGGCAAGGCAGCTACTGGATCGCTTCGGGCATTACTAGATTCAGCGGCCTTTTCAAATATGCAGGGCGGTTTTAAATTACGAGGTCGAGTTTCAGGCGGTGAGGTTCAAGTTAACCCTGGGGAATTTGTTGATTTAGATGCGACGGTTGACGACGTGAATAAAGCTATTATGCCGTTGCCATTTAAGGAGCCTAGCCAGTCACTGTTTAACTTGCTTGGCTTTATAGTTCAGGCTGGACAGAGATTTGCCAGCACAGCAGATTTAAATGTTGGGGATGTAAGCCCTAATGCACCTGTGGGTACGACAGTAGCCCTTATTGAGCAAGGCTCTAAGGCTTTCTCCGCTATCCACAAGAGACTGCATTACGCGCAGGGGCAGGAGTTTAAGCTGCTCGCTGATCTCAATGCCGAGAACCTGCCCGAGTCGTTTACATTTGCGCTATCGGGAAGTAGCGAGGAAGTCTTTGCAGCGGACTTCGACGGTCGAATCGACGTTATTCCTGTAAGCGACCCCAACATCTTTTCCACATCACAGCGTATTGCACAGGCTCAGGCTATTTTGGAAATGGCGAAGGCCGCTCCACAGCTCCACGATATGTACGCAGCGTTTAAGAGGATGTACGAGGCGATACGGATACCTAACATTGATGAGATACTGAAGAAACCTGAAGAGGCTATTATGCTTGACCCGATTGACGAGAATATGAGCGTCATGTACGGCAAGCCAATTCGAGCCTTTGTTGAGCAAGACCACGACTCGCACATTGCGGTTCACATGCAATTCATGCAAGATCCGACGTTGGCTGGTAACCCAGCAGCTCAACAGACAATGGGGCCAGTGTTGCTTGCACATATTGCAGAGCATATTGCGTTACTTTACAGAATCCGCATGGAGGAAAGTGTGGGCGTTCAGTTGCCAGTATTGCCAGACTTCAGGAAACCAGACTTTAAGTTTGAAGATATGAACCCTGAGATGGACCGATTGATTAGCCAGAGAGCTGCCCAAGTTGTACAGGAGGCTCCACAAATGCAGCCAATCCCTGCAATTCAACAGGCAATGCAACAGCAACAGGGTCAGCAAGGCAATCCGCTACAGTACGCACAGCAATTAGCGCAACTTGAGACTGAGGCACTGAAGGCCAGAACGCAGTCACAAATCGAGTCAGATCAGGCGAAGGCTCAATCTTCAATTCAGATCAAGCAAGCTGAGGCACAGCAAGACATGCAAATCGAGCAAATGAAGGCACAGCAAGATTTACAGGCTAAAATACAGAAGCTGGAGGCTGATTTACAACTTGAACGTGAGAAGAATGCCTCTAAGATACAATTAGAACGTGAGAAGATCCAAGCAGAGATCCAGATGGAGGCCGTTAAGAATGTCACCGAATGATATTTTAGATTCAATCAGGCCAATTAATCCATCTGCATTTGGGATGACACGAGAGCAAGCTATGATGATGCAACAGCAGCAAGGTCAAGGTGGAATGCCACCTCCACCACAGGGTGGAATGCCACCACAAGGTGGTCAACCGCCAGGTGGCTTAGACATGAATGCGTATTTAGCGCAGAAAGTTGACGATATTAAGAAGAGAATGGGTCAGGGCGACATGGGTGCGTTGAGTAGCGTAACCGCAGCAATGCCTAAACCTACACAGGCACAAGGAGCGTAATATGCCAGCAGGATATGGAGTAGGTGGATATAGCACTGGTACAGGTACAAGTGCTGGTGGTATCGCAAGCCCAGAGGGCGTTGATAATGAAAGCATTGGCGGTGGTGGAGTAAGTCCAGGAGAAGGACCATCAAATGGTGGCAATGTTTTTAGCAAAATAGGTAATGCTGTTAAAGGTATGGTGCTTGGAAAAGGCAAGACATATAATATGGCGATGAACCCAAATAAAGTTAGCTACACTCAAAACTTTTTGCAAGGAAATCTACCTAAAGGCTACACAGTTAGTGAGTCAGGAAATACAGTTTACGGCAAATACAACCCAAATTTAGTTTCCGCGAGAGAAAAAGCTGAGAACAGAAATACAGGTATTTCTGATGAAATGGCATTTCGTGGTGCAGTTGCTGGTATTAATCCAGAAACAGGCATGATGTGGAGTGGTGGAACTAAAGGTGGCGCATTAGATCAATACACTAAATCAATGATGACACCGCAACGTGTAGAGCAAAATAGAAGCAGGACAGCAAAATACGCTGACAGAAGTAATAAGATGAGAGGCCAATTAAGAGGAAGTGGAGTTGTGCCAAGGACAGGTAAAGAAGGCGCATTTGGATTTCTTGATTTAGACAAGGATGGCGGTATATTTACGTCAACAGATCCGTATGGAACTGTGTATGGCATGAGCAACAAAGCTATTTATGACCCAAGTTTACCTGAAGCCTATCGAGGTATTCCAGGCACTTACGCTGCTAAGAGTGGCGAACCTCAAAAGACATCAGAAGACCGAATGTTGGCCAATCAAATAATGAGTTACGTGATGCCTGGGGCTGGTATTGCTAGGCTTGGTAATTACGTGAACAACAGAATTTTTGGAGAGACAGAAACGGATAATCAAACTAACAACAACAATTTAGTGTCTGGGCCAGATAACCTGACGGATGCACAGATTTTATCTGAACCAAGCAATCAATATATGGTGCAAGATTACTTAATGCCAACAGACATTATTGGGTACAGACCAGACGGGACGCCTGTTACTGAATCTGATTTGGACGCTGCCCAGTATCGGGGAGTTGGAATGTAATGAATTACAAAGGCAACGATAAGTACGGAGCATTACCCCGACGCACAATGATTGCAAACCAGCCACATATGTTGTCATATATTACTCCCCAAGAGGAAATGTTACTCCGTCAATTAGGTGGCACTGGGCAAGCTGGACCTATGGGTGTTCCTGCGTACCCTCCAGGTGATGGCGGTTTTTCACCAGATGGCGGTGGTGGTTATGGCGGTGGTGGTGGCTTTGGAGGTTTCGGTGGAAGCGAAGGTCCAGGAGGTTATGAGGGACCATCTGCTGCTGAAATAGCCAATGCTTTTGCAATTGCAGAAGCTGCCGTTGCTAATGCATCTGTAGATGTAGATTCAGGTATGGGTGCTGCAATTGGCTCTACTGGCGGTTTAAATGACACAAGTTTTACTGGCACTGATGGTGCATCTGCTAATGTAACTGGAACTGATTTTGATTCTGGTGCAGGTAGCGTTGATGGTGTATCTGACGTTGGTGTAAGTGATCTTGGTGTTTCTACAGAGACTATAGGAGGCAATATAGGTTTATCAGGTGAAGAATTTGATGATATAGGTTTGGTAAATACTACTGGCAGTGGCGGTGTATCTGCTGGTGTAACTGGAACTGATTTTGATTTTGGTGCAGGTAGTGGAACTTCT